GAAACTGGTTATGGACCGTATACTACCAGTGGGTGCTTTTGAGAAGGACGTAGTAAAAGACGCTGGTAGAAACGCCATACAGATCAACATAAGCGGCGTTGGTGCTGCCGAAGTAACTACTCCAGACGATATCATAGAAGGAGAAGTAGTAGATGGGTCTTAAACACTTCAAGAGAGAAGAGTTTGATTGTCAGGTTACTGGCACTAACAACATGGAACAAGAGTTCCTAGAGAAGTTAGACAATTTGCGGGGTGCATGTGGCTTCCCGTTTGAGGTGACGTCTGGTTACCGTCATCCAACCCAGCACCCTATTGAAAGAAAAAAGGAAGTGCCGGGGACACATGCCCAAGGGATTGCGGCTGACATAAAAATAACTAATGCCGCCCACCGCTACACCATTGTGGCTAATGCTTTAAACCTTGGTTTTACTGGTGTGGGCATTGCTGATACGTTTGTACACGTTGATACCCGTGGAACCACACCGGTTATCTGGTTGTATTGATGGATCTTAATATAGAACTACTGCCTTGGCAACAGCAAGTCTGGGCAGACAAAACAAGATTTAAAATAGTTGCAGCAGGCAGACGTACTGGTAAGTCCAGATTAGCTGCTTGGATGTTAATAGTTAACGCACTACAGGCAGACAAAGGTCATGTATTTTACGTCGCACCTACTCAGGGACAAGCCAGAGACATCATGTGGACCACCCTTCTCGATCTTGGGCATGAAGTTATCAGTGGTAGCCATGTTAATAATCTTCAAATTAAGCTTGTTAATGGAGCCACTATCAGTCTCAAGGGAGCCGATAGACCAGAAACCATGCGAGGTGTCAGCCTCAAGTTCCTAGTAATGGACGAGTATGCTGACATGAAGCCTGAGGTATTTGAGCAGATCCTGAGACCTGCCTTGGCTGACCAGAAGGGCTGTGCAATGTTCATAGGGACACCTATGGGCAGGAATCATTTTTACGAGTTGTATAAATATGCGGAGTTAAGCAATGATCCGACGTACGTTGCATACCACTTTACTTCTTACGACAATCCATTGCTGGACCCGGACGAAATTGATATTGCTAAAAAATCTATGTCTTCTTATGCGTTTCGCCAAGAGTTTATGGCGTCTTTTGAAGCGCGTGGGTCAGAAATGTTTAAGGAAGACTGGGTACAGTTTAGTGAAGATAGGCCCGAAGTAGGAGATTACTACATTGCAGTTGACTTGGCAGGTTTTGAGGAAGTCAACAAGAAAAAGACTAAGAATTCCAAACTTGACGACACAGCGATCGCCGTGGTTAAGGTCAATGAGCATGGTTGGTTTGTTGACAATATCATACACGGTAGATGGAGTCTTGACGAAACAGCAGCTAAGATATTTCAGGCCGTTAGAGATTACCGTCCCATATCGGTTGGAATCGAAAGAGGTATTGCTAAACAAGCAGTAATGTCTCCTTTGATGGACATGCAGAAACGCTACGGTATGTTTTTTAGAGTAGAAGAGTTGACTCACGGTAACAAAAAGAAAACAGATCGTGTTATGTGGGCGTTACAAGGACGATTTGAAAACGGATACATAACTTTAAACAAAGGAGAATGGAACAGCAAATTTCTTGATCAGTTGTTCCAGTTTCCCGACCCATTAACCCATGATGACTTGGTTGACGCTTTGGCGTACATCGACCAGTTAGCAAATGTGGCTTACGACTACGATTACGAAATCGAAGACCACGAAATCTTAGACGTAGTAGCAGGATACTAATATGAGTGATTTATACGAAAACGAGCCTCTGATGATCCAAGAAGCCCTAGAAGACTGGGTTATAACTAAATGTGAAGACTGGAGGGATTACTACGAAAGCAATTATGAACAAAAATTTGAAGAGTATTACAGACTATGGCGTGGTCAGTGGGATCCTGCTGACAGCCAGCGTGGGTCTGAGCGTTCCCGCATTATTTCTCCTGCACTTCAGCAAGCAGTTGAGTCTAATGTAGCGGAACTAGAGGAAGCTACGTTTGGACGTGGCAAGTGGTTTGACGTTAGTGACAACATGGGTGACACTGACAAGCAGGACGTACAATTTCTTCGTAACAAGCTTACGGAAGACTTTGAAAACTGTATGGTACGTAAGGCAGTAGCAGAGTGTCTCATTAACTCAGCAGTCTTTGGTACAGGTATCGGTGAAATTGTTATTGAAGAAATGAAGGAAATGGCTCCTGCTACTCAACCCATTATGGGAGGAGATCTTCAAGCAGTAGGAGTAAACATTACTGACCGTGTGGTTGTAAAGCTTAAGCCTGTACTACCACAGAACTTTTTGATTGATCCTGTAGCTACGTCTGTAGAGGACGCCATGGGCGTAGCCGTTGATGAGTTTGTAAGCCGACATCACGTAGAACTTTTACAAGAACAAGGTGTTTACCGTGACGCTTATGTTGGTCCTGCTGCTCCTGACACGGATCTAGAGCCTGACCAAGACCTCACTATTTACAACGATGATAAAGTACGACTGACTAAGTACTACGGTTTAGTGCCACGAGAGCTTCTAAACGCCGCTACAAGCGAAGACGACGAAGAAGCAGTACCAGAAGAAGGGTCTGAGTCAAAGTACGTAGAAGCCGTTGTAGTGATTGCTAATGGCGGCATCTTGTTAAAGGCAGAAGTTAACCCTTATATGATGCAAGACCGTCCTGTTATTGCGTTTCCTTGGGACGTAGTACCCGGACGCTTCTGGGGTCGTGGAGTCTGCGAAAAAGGTTACAACAGTCAGAAAGCGCTTGACACAGAGTTGCGAGCTAGAATCGACGCTTTAAGCCTTACTATCCACCCAATGATGGCTATTGACGCGACACGGTTACCACGCGGCGCTAAACCCGAAATACGTCCCGGAAAGATGATCCTAACAAGTGGAGATCCTCGTGAAGTACTTCAACCGTTCAACTTTGGTCAAGTTAATCAAATTACTTTTGCTCAGGCCGGAGCCTTGCAGCAGATGGTACAACAAGCAACAGGAGCCGTGGACTCAGCAGGAATTGCTGGTCAGGTTAATGGCGAGAGTACTGCCGCTGGCATTAGTATGTCTCTTGGCGCTATTATTAAGCGTCACAAGCGGACACTAATTAACTTCCAGCAGTCGTTCCTAATTCCGTTTGTAAAAAAAGCAGCCTATCGGTATATGCAGTTTGATCCTGAAAACTATCCTGTAGCTGACTACAAGTTTAACGCAAGTAGTACACTAGGTATTATTGCTAGGGAGTACGAAGTCACTCAGTTGGTGCAGTTATTGCAAACCATGGGTAAAGAGTCTCCTTTGTATAATACCCTTATTCAGTCTGTTGTAGACAACATGAACTTGTCTAACCGTGAAGAACTTGTTGCAGCACTGGCTCAAGCTTCACAGCCCAACCCACAGCAGCAGCAAATGCAACAGCAGGCTCAACAGGCACAACTACAGTTCCAGCAGTCACAAACTGCAGCGTTGTCTGCTCAGGCGCAAGAATCACAAGCTAGGGCAGCTAAGTTGGCAGCAGAGGCTCAGGTAGTTCCTCAGGAGCTAGAAATTGACAAGATCAACGCTATCACCCGAAACCTTCGTGAAGGTGACCAAGAAGATAAAGAGTTTGAGCGACGTATGAAAGTTGCTGATACTCTCCTCAAAGAAAAGCAATTAGAAGGTAAAACTAATGTTAATAACGCAAAAGGAAATGCAACTCCTGCTAGACCAAATCAACCACAAGTTCAAAGACCAGTTCGACCGGTTGGACCAGCTGGAAACCAAGGTGGGCCTGCTGGAAGCCAAGGTGGAGGAATTATCTAATGCCAAAGTCCAAGGACCCAAAACTAGCACGAGCGGGCGTAAGCGGGTACAACAAGCCAAAGCGGACGCCTAACCACCCCACTAAAAAGTTTGTAGTAGTTGCCAAGGAAGGTGACAAAACAAAAACTATACGATTTGGTGACGCAAAGATGACCATTAAAAAAGATCAGCCTGCGCGTCGTAAATCGTTTAGAGCACGTCATAAGTGTGACACAAACCCACCTAGTAAACTCACAGCACGATACTGGTCGTGTAAAAAATGGTAAGGAGATAGTTATGCCAATGGGACCCGGAACATACGGAAGTAAAGTAGGACGACCGCCTAAAAAGAAAAAGAAGGCTATGCCTGTAAAACGAAGTAGAGGCACAGGAAGCCGTAGGGGTAAATAATGCCACGCAAAACTCGAACGGGCGGTGCAAGTCGCCCTAAGAAAAAGTCAGGGCCTACACCTAAAAATAAAGCACTGTACGCTAGAGTTAAAGCAGAGGCTAAACGTAAGTTTGATGTATGGCCTTCTGCGTATGGTTCAGCGTGGTTAACTCGTGAGTACAAAAAACGTGGTGGTACTTATGTCTAGAAAGCGCCAAACAGGAGGAGCTAGTCGCCCTAAGAAAGGCTTAACCAAGTGGTTTGCCGAAGAGTGGGTGGACGTTAAAACGGGCAAGCCTTGTGGACGCAAATCAGCTACCAAGAGTAAACGTCCCTACCCCTCTTGTCGTCCTAAAGCCGTAGCAGCTAAGATGACCAAAGCTGAAAAAGCTTCTTCTGCACGACGCAAGACTGGCCCCAAAGCAATCAAACATGCAGTAACAGCTTCAGGTAGACGTAGGAAGTCCACAAGAAAAGCTTGACAACTGCATAAAAGTATGATATAATAAAACTATAGTTAACAACATTAGAGGAAACTATGACTCCTGAGCTTGAAACCTACTTCGACAACTACAACGAACTCTTCAACCACGAAGGTTTCAAACAACTCTTACAAGAGTTATCCAACAATGCACAACAATTGGCTGACATTCAGACAGTCAAAGATATAGAGGACTTGTACTTCCGTAAAGGCCAAGTTGCTGCTTTTGCTACTGTAATTAACCTCCAAGGTACTATAGAAGCGGCTAGAGAGCAAGCAGAAGCAGAAGAAGAAGGTCCTGTTGATGTATAAAATCTATGACTTCCGTTGTACTAACGGACACGTCTTTGAAGAAATGGTAGAGAGTAACGTTACAACCAGTAGGTGCGGTTGTGGCGCGAATGCTACAA